ACGGAACGCTCGACGTGGTTGTGCCGCTCACCGAGACCATGCCCGACGCGGCGTACACCGCTCGCGTCATCACCCCGATCACGGGGCTGACGCTGACGGTCAAGACCAGGACGACCACGGCCGTGACCGTGACGCTCAAGGCCGGGCTCGCGCTCGGTGCCAGCATCATGTTGGTGCACGCGCACTACTGAGGGGCGACGACGGTGGCCAAGCGGGTGTGCAGTGAGGCCGGCTGCCCCGTCTTGGTCGACTCAGGTCGATGCAAGCAACACCGACGTGCTGCCGATGTGGCGCGTGGCACGCGGGCCGAGCGAGGCTACGGGCGAGAGCACCAGGCTGCTCGAGCTGCTTGGGCGCCGCGGGTCAGCGCAGGTCTCGTCGCGTGCTGGCGCTGCGGTTCCCCCATCATTGCTGGGTCCGAGTGGGACCTCGGTCACGACGACCATGACCGGTCGCTGACGCGGGGTCCGGAGCACGCACGGGAGTGCAACCGGGCGGCTGCGGGGCGGTCCGCGCACCCCTGAGGTGATCCACATCGACCCCGAAATCGGTCAGAAACGGACATAGGGGTGGGGCATGCCCCCCTTGGAGGCCGCATGCTCACACCGCCGGTGAGGCTTCTAGAAGGTGCGCCAAAATCTGGCCTTTCCGGACCAAGGAGATGATCATGGTTGTGGGTGGCGCAAGAACCGGCGCTGGCCGCAAGCCGGATCCCTCCTCCGGACGCTCGGAAAAGCGCGGTTACACGCTCACCGCACTGCCCTCCGAGGGGTACCTCGGCCCTGCCCCGCAGTTCCCCCTGATGCAGTTCACGGTGTACCGGTGGGAGTTCGAGGACAAGCGCCGGTTCCAGGTGCTCGACGTCGACGCCACCGAGCTGTTCCGGGAGCGCGAGCAAGAGCTTTGGGAGATTGCCTGGTCCTATCCGCAGGCCTGCGCGTGGAGCATGGAGCCGTGGCGCTGGCAGGCGGTCGCGATGTGGGTCAGGACTGCTGTGGTCTGCGAGTCGAGCGAGGCCACGGCTGCGGACAAGGGGTCCATCCACCGATTCGCTGACCAGATCGGCATGACGCCGGCCGGGCTGCGGGACAACGGGTGGGCCATCGCCCGCGACGAGGTAGCGGCCAAGGCCGCGGAGAAGTCGCCCGAGACCACGGATGCTCACGCCGCCCCTGCGCCGGCTCGCCGGATGCGGGCAGTACCCAGTGGTGCTTGACGAGTTCGTTGTCGACTTCCCCACCCTCGGTGACCTGTGGTCGGCGTGGATGGAGCAGCACTGCCGCATCCCTGACCGCCACCAGCGCGGCGCTCCGTTCCGGGAGTACGACTGGCAGTTCTGGTGCACGGCGAACCACGGCCGGGTCCGACCGGAAGCGCAGCACGACCCGGCCGAGCCGCAGCTCAACCAGGCCTTCATGTTCCGCCGCTCCCAGGTCATCGCCCCCCAGAAGATGGGCAAGGGCCCCTGGACCGCGGCGCGTGTCTGCCTGGCAGCTGTTGGCCCGACCGAGTTCGCTGGGTGGGCGAAGGACGGCGACCAGTACCTGTGCGCCGACTTCGGGTGCGAGTGCGGGTGGTCCTACGACTACCTGCCGGGCGAGCCCATGGGGCGCCGGCACCCGTCGCCCCTGATCCAGATCATGGCCACGAGCGACGACCAGGTCGCGAACATCTGGCGCCCGCTCGTGTCGATGATCTCCCTGGGCCCGCTGCGGAGCCTGCTCCTCCCCCGAGGCGAGTTCATCCGGATCGTCGGCGAGGGCGGCGACAAGGACATGGACCGCATCGACAGGGTGACGGCCTCGGCGAAGTCCCGGCTCGGTGCGCCCATCAACGAGGCGTTCTTCGACGAGTCGGGGCTGTACACGAAGTCGAACAAGCTGGTCGACGTATGGCAGACGATGCGCCGCGGCGCAGCTGCGATGGGCGGACGGTCGCTCGAGACGACGAACGCTTTCGACCCGTCGGAGAACAGCGCGGCCCAGATGACGCAGGAGTCGCAGCGCCCGGACATCTTCCGCTACTGGCGGGACCCAGACGCCGCTCTTAAACGTAGGGATGGGACCCCGCTGTCGTTCAAGGTGACGCGGGAGCGGCGCAAGATCCTGGCGTATGCCTACGCCGGCGCCCACCACATCAACCTCGACAGCATCGACGCCGAGGCGCTGGAGCTGATGGAGACCGACGCCGCCCAGGCTGAGCGTTTCTTCGGCAACCGACTTGTCCGCGGCGCTGGCTCCTGGCTGCCGCCTGGCTTGTGGGACGGGGCGTGGGCCGGTGCCGATCGACTGGTTGGAGCCTCCTGAGCCGCGCACCTCCGTCTGCGGCGGCTTTGACGGCTCGGACGTGGACGACGCCACCGTCATCCGCCTCGAGACCCGTGAGGGCTTCCAGTTCACCCCCCGGTACGGGCCCGACAGGCGACCGGCGATCTGGCTCCCCGCGGAGTGGAACGGCATCACGCCCCGCTCCGAGGTGCGCGCAGCCTGGGCGGAGATCACCTCGACCTACCGGGTCCTGCGCACCTACTGCGACCCCTTCAAGTGGCAGACGGAGCTCGACGACTGGATCGCCGAGTACGGCGAGGACGTCTTCATCGAGTGGCGAACCAACCGCCCGCGACCGATGCACGACGCGCTGACGAGGTTCATGACGGACCTGTCGACGGGCGCCATCTCCCACGACGGCTGCCCGATCACGGCGCAGCACATGGCGAACGCCCGGCGGATCGCGCGCACGAACGACACCTACATCCTCGGCAAGCCGGCG